TCACAAGCGCACTGGCACCTACAATGAAGAGTATGGTGGTGGCTCCAAAGGATGGCACGTTGGGCGTGGTGCGCCCAGAAAGCCAACTGGAGGGCGTATCCTCACCATTGAGTGCGGAAGATATGAGGAGGATAAGGTGAAAAAAACCGCCAAGTCTATCGACTCAATCAAATTTCCTTTGTAAATTAGTACCGTATTCATAATACGTTGTTTTGGGGGAGCTTTCGGGCTCCCTTTTTTGTTGCAAAATCAGGCTAAAACCTTACACTCCAAAAAAATGAGCGTGGACTAAATTCTTATCTCCTCCTTCTATAGAACATCGTCTGGACTTCTTGTCAATTACATTGTAATAGACCCCACGAATGTCTTGACTACCAATGGGTGGATTGGGCAGTTGGACATTGAAAGCCGCATACGCTGTCGTTTCAGTGCGATACTTGACAAAGCGTCGTGCGTATCCATTGAAGGTGAAAGGATTACCACCAATCAGCACATCTTTGGTCAGTTGAAGACCCACAGAGTATGCCGTTAGGTTGATATCGCTTTGACCAAGTTGAATAGTGGGGATAAACAACGGCAAATCCTTGTTAGGACCATTCATTGTGAAGCGAACAATGGAGAAATAGAACTGGGAGATGTCCTTAATGAGTGCAGTGGAGCGTGTCTCTTGAAACCGCACGACTGGGTCAAGACCCAACTGAACCTTTTGAAGGGCATTGTCATTGATAATATCGGCGTTGTAATACACGATATCTGGGTCGCTATTGGGTGCGTTCTCACCGCTAAACTCAACTGATGACCGATACATCTTCTATATATCCTACTGCTACTTTTTAATCACAGAAAATGTCATTCGGCTGACGAACTCATCTGGTGAAAGACCACTTTTTTCAATCATCTGGGCGTATTGAGGTAGGGGAAGGTCTTTGAACATCAAGCGGACGGCACAATGACGACCACAAGTTGCGATGTCGCCACCTTCCTTCTGGAACTCGTGTTTGTTATAGATGACTGGTAGTCCCTTCTGTCGTAGTAGTCTTGACAGCAAAGGTTTCTCTTGGTCAAGTTCGTCATTCTTTGACTTGGTATTCCATTTGAGTTGTGCGTCTGGTCGCTCACCATAAGGGTCAAAGAACTCTATTTGGTCTGGTCTGCGTATGAGGCATACCCAATGACCAGTCTTGCGGTCTTCTGTGAGGTAGAGCATCATTGCTCGTCCATAGGGGTCAAACACCTCATCAATGTCCTTGACCTTTTTGAGGTAAGGGTATGTGAAGATGTGGGTATCTGGTTCAAGGATTGCTTGTAGGTCATCATCGCCCAGTGCATACGCTTCTACCTCGTCAAGGGGAATAGGAGGAAGTCTGCTCATTCTACTTACTCTCTACATTAGGTTTTGGAACTTTCGGTTCTTCTGCGTTCAGTTGAAATCCACCAGTAGGCACTTTGATAGTCAGTTTATCTGGGGGCGTAGTGCTTTCTATATCCATTGAGACTTCCATTTTCTTCCCACAGCAAACACTACGGCATCGGTGGTGATTGACCGCCTTGTAGATTGCGTAGAGGAGAGCAAGGATACCAGCAACGGATACACCGCCAATAGAACCAGTCGCAAGTGCAGTGTCCATCGTATATACTCCCCAGAGATATAATGAGAGGCAAAAGTGAAGGCAAGTGAAGGCAAAATCGCAGACTTTCTCTACGCATAGGGGATTGTTTTGACCAGCGACCAAACTTTGCGATTTACCCTTCACCACCCTTCACCAATGAAATCTATTGTCATTATAGAATGAAACTCTCTGTCTCTGTTCGCTATCTCACTGACCTCCACAAGCACCTTACGAGCATATTGGGGTCATTAGACCACGATATCCACGCATACTACCACTTGAAGCAGATTATTGATGGGATTGCGTTTGTGTTGAAGAACCCCCACTTGTATGCTGTCCCAACAACCATTTAAAGACAACGAACCTTCTATTTTTTGAATGCGTTAGGCAATCCTCTGCACAATGGTGATGATAGAGGGACAATCCACTGGGACTGGTGGGACTGGTGGGGTATAAGACGCTGACATATTAGCATCTATTGAATAGAAATAGACTTCCACATATCCATTTGCTGGGATAGTTATGATATTTTCACAAGTCGTCAGTAGTTCTCCATTGTTAGGAAGAGTGGTGATATATCCAGAGCGTGGGACTGGTGTTCCATTCACTGCTAACCAAATCTCTACCTTATTCACACCACCACTGCTGGTTGCCCATTGAATAGATGTAATGATACGAAACCACCCTTCATCATACTTATTCACAATATGAGAGGGATTGGAAGGGTCAAGTATCATCATTGGATTTCCAGTGAAGGGGTCGGCAGAAAACGCATCAACAGCATCATAGACCAGACCAGTTCCAGACACACCAGATTGGATTTGGGTTGTAATGGACGAAGCACTGATGTATTGTGGGATAAAATAGGTAGCACCATTCGCTTTTGCGATGTTATAGAGATTGAAGGTTGTTGGAGGACCAACATTGGTGTCCATAAAGAGCGTCTCTGCTGGAATAGTAGGGTCATTGTAGGCAATCCCAAAGTTCCCACCACCACCAACTGCTCCAAGATGGAGAAAGGCATTATCCACATCGTAATCATCTCCTTGTTTGAATACTTTAATGTTCCCAACGGCAAGAGCATCATAGTCCTTGCTTTCATTGACTAACACCAGACTATCTCCTCCTCCACTGGGTGGAATAGGGGCAGTGAGCAGTGCAGAGAACAAGGTTTTCGCTGGATTTTTATAGAACCGCAGACAATCTGTAAGGGGCAGAACTGCTGGTAGTGTCGCTGGTGCTACACCCCAATACCCACCAGCAACCATCTCTACATTGTTCGCAAGATTGACAATAGGGTCAGCACCAGTCCCAGTCAAGGTTATATTCGTTCCAGCAGTCAGTGTTGCTATCCCACCACCACTACCGCCGATATAGGAGATGACTGGATTTTTTGGGTCAGCATTATTGACAGCGATATCAGTTCCAGCAACAACCGACTGCACACCCTCAACTATATCGGTGAGGTAGGCAAGTCCTACTGCGTGTCCAGTTCCCTTGTTGATTAGACCTTGATAGGACATACTATATATACACTGGTGCGATTATAACCTACCCTAATCTTGATGTAGAACCTTTGCCGTGTGCTGGGAAATAAGATATTGTGGGAAGTTTTTACTTACACAAATCCAACGACCCAGTTTGCGTAGGCGTTTGACCTCCTCTGCGTCCATACCTATGTGTGTGGTTAGAAGATATTTGAGGGCGTGGTATGATGTTGCTTGGGGATAGATGACAAAGTGGGTTGCTTCGTTGAGCAATAGGCGTGTCTTCTTATAGTTGGTGATGTAGTGAGTTAGACAAAGCATCGTGGTGTTGCTATGGCGACCTTGAATAGCGAGGTCATCAATCAACTGCTGAACCACCTTGCCCTCTGCCCCAGTGAAGGTGTCGTAGTCATCAAAAATCACCATACAATCCTTGAACTCATCAAGTGCTGGGTAGTCATCAACAAGAGTGGCGATGTTGATACGCTTGGGTTTGCCCACCTTCATCGTGTCAAGGGTGCTATCCTCGTTGAGTTTGCTGATGAGGTAGATGTCCCTTGATGGAAAGAGTTTCTTGTATCCCTCTGCTAACTGACGAGCAATATAGGACTTACCAGACCCAGAAGCACCAGCAATATACCACACAGAACGCTTCTTGGGGTCTGGGTCTGGAATAAGATTGAAGGTGCTGTCATCTGGGAGGACAATACTGGTGTCTTTGCTCTGGTCAGTTTGAATGCGTTGATAGAGTTTCTTGATGCCTTCGCTTTCGCCTACAAGCATCTCTGCTGGTATGCCCTTGCTAATCGCCTCTTGGATACGATTGAAGACCGCCACCCTCTGTGTTGGTTTCAGTCCCTTCAAATCTGCCTCATACTTGACTGCACTGAACTCCTTTTTGGGTTGCTTCTTCGGTTTGACCATATCATCGTGGAGATAGAGGATTTCGCCGTCGTAGTCGCCACCTTTGACAATCGCAATAGGTCTGCTTCCCTTCTCATTTTCAAAGGAGATGCTCGGCATTTCTGTATATTACTCCCAAATATTTTAAAAGAATGGATTTCGTTTGTTGAAAACTGCCGAAATCTGGACTTTTTCAGTTGCTGTCGCTGGATATTTACATCGCATCAGTAGGCACATCAGCAAGGTATTCTGCCGTCAAAGTGGGAATATGCCCTCTCACATTTTCAGTCCAGACCTTCTGGTAGTCCTTGTTGGACAAGACCTTGTATGCCTTCACAAGGTTCTCTGGTGTGCCTTTCATATAGATAGTGTGGTTCTCTGGATAGTATGTGCCTTGCTCCACCAGTGCAATCGTTATCTTCTTCTGTTTGCCGATGGTGCGGTTCATCACAATCAGTGGTGCTTCTACTTGTGCTTTGGGCATATAGGTCTTGACCACATACTGACCTCGTGTTCCCTTCAACTTCTTATCAACAACCAGACCCTCATTGGTGATGTTCTCGCCGTAGATGATGGGGAGGTTGTCTTCTGTTCGTGTTCCACTCATCAACTTGGTCTTGTCATCGCCCTTGATTTTGGAAGGGTCAAAGTTGCCTATCTTAATCTTGACGAGGTCTTTGAGACGCTGTCCAGTATATGCCTCCCCAGTGGGTGCTTTGGACGGCACAAAGATGATGTTGTCGCCTACCTTTGCGATAAAGTCATTAGTAGGTGTGGTCTTGCGGACTTGGAATATCATAA